AGTTGATGTGATGGTTAAGTCAAGCATGGAGCGTCTTGACTCACAAGGTCAGTTAGACGGCATCTTCCGTCGCCACGGAGCACAAAGACAGGGGCAATTCTAATGGCAGTTTGGCCTACATCTTTACCACAAGAAATTCATCAGAATGGTTTTAACATTGAATTTCAAAATGGCGCTATTCGCACAGAGATGGATACTGGTAAGCCTTTTCAGCGCCAGCGTTTTACAGCAGCCGTAGAGCCTTTCTCTGCAAGAATCTGGCTGACCCAAGACCAGTACAACACATTCGACACTTTCTACCGTGACACGCTAGGACACGGCGCTTTAGAGTTTGATTGGAAGCACCCTGTTACTGGTGAAGCGGCAACGATCAGATTTGATGCAAGCAGTCCACCACGTTTAAGCGCTCTTAGCGGGGATCAGTACCAAGTACAAATGAACCTTGAGGTTATCCCGTAATGGCACTTTCACAAGGCGCATTACAAGCAGTTCTAGCATCTGCTACAGAGAAAGTATTTCTTGAGTGCTTGACTATCGAGCATACTGATATAACCACAGTGCGGCTAGTTAATGACTCACAAGATTTAGAAAGATCGAGCGGCACTTTCAGCCACTTCCCTTTTAGAGTCTCTGCTGCAACGCAAACTCAAGACCGTCCTCCGGCGATTAACATCACTGCTGATGCTGTTGACCAAAGGATTGTGTTTGCACTTAGGCAACTAGCAGGCTCTCGGGAGCGAGCAAGGATTATCTATGAGGTTGTCCTTGCAGATACTCCTAACACAGTAGAGTTTGGCCCTGTCAGTTTTGAGTTTGACAGCATGTCTGGTGATTCTGCAACTAAAATTGTTATAAGAGCATCATTCTTGAAAGGCGCTCTTAACGACGCATTTCCAAAAGACCAGTTTGCTCCAAGTAATGTCGCTCAGTAAATATAGACCTTACGTTGGTGTTGAGTATGAGCCGCCGCATGGTTGCTTTCGGTTAGTAGAGCAAATCTTTCGTGGCGTGTATGGCATTGATTTAGGCGGTGCTGATGACGGCCTTGAAAACGCTCAAAGCAGAGACAGGACTGCAAGAGTCCAAAAGAAATTATCAGAACTCAGCATTCAGATTGAAGATCCGCAAGAAGGCGATGTGGTGATCGTGAGAGGACGCCCTTGGCACATAGGCGTAATTATTGATCCTCCCATGATGCTCCACAGCTATAACGGTGGCACAAGCTGTATAGAGAATTACACAGATTGGCGTTGGGCTAATCGAATAGAAGGATTCTACAGGTATGTCGGTAACAGTACAGGCAAGTAAACATCCGCTAAAACCTGATTGGGTCTATGCTGATGTTGACGCAGGCCAGAGTATCTACGAGATTGCTGGCGGTGCGCCTGTAGCAGCCTACATTAACGGTTATGAAGTTGCAGAAGAGCTTCATAGACTGACCTTTGTAAAAGACGGAACGCACGTTACGCTTTGGCCTTTACCTCAAGACGGCGATATTCTTCGGTCTGCGGCTTTGATTGCAGTTGCTGTTTTCGCACCTCAGATTGCGGCGTCTCTGGAATTAGGAGCCACAGCGACTAAAATAGCCACAGTAGGTATTGGTATAGCTGGATCAATGGCCGTCAATGCCTTGATTCCGCCTCAAATGCCAGAGCAGCCTGCTGCTGGTGAATCCTTTAACCGCCTTGAGTCTTTGACTGGGACAGGCAACCGTGTTGCAGCATTCCAGCCGGTACCTAGGCTTTACGGCGAGTTCAAGATGTTCCCGCCTATCCCCATGACTGCCAAGCCTTTTACTGAAGTTGTGGGCGATGACCAGTATCTTCGGATGCTAGTTTGTCTTGGTTATGGCCCTCTTGAGATTGGGGGTCAAGAAGTTGGAGAAGGCAGAGCACGCATAACTGAAGCTGATGTGCTTTCTGGCGAGCCTATCAAGATTGGTGAGACAGACATCAATCTTTTTGATGATGTTGAATATGAAGTTGGCCGACCTGACCAAATCAGTCTTTACAGCAATCAAGTTATAGAAAGTAATCCAGCGTTTACAACAAGCAACGATGACTTTGAAGGTATTGAAGATAACGGCAGCGTCACTAAAACAGATAATGTCTCTGCTACGCGAACTACGGAAGTAGATGCTGATGAGATTAGTATTGATTTTGTTGGAGCTTTGTACTCTGTAAACAAGGATGCTAAAACAACCTCTGCATCAGTTGACTTTAAGATTGAGTATCGAGAAGTAGGCGCGACTAACTTCATCGTAGAGAATGCTAACTTCACTGTATTCTCTAGTCAGAAACAGACTATCCGTAGAGGCTACCGTTGGAAAGTAGCGAAAGGGCAGTATGAAGTCCGAGTCACTCGATTAGAAACAACACACGCTAACACAAGCGCTGTACAGAACGAATTGACTTGGAGCGCTCTTCGCACCATTAGGAGTGTAAGAGGATTTGATGTTGACAACACAGTGGTCATGGCGTTGCGTATCCGCGCAAGCGATCAGCTAAATGGTCGGATAGAAGACTTATCTGTGAAGGCTACCTCGATCCTTGAAGTGTACAACGGCACGAGCTGGACTGAGCAAGCAACAAACAATCCAGCGTGGATATTCTCTGACATTTGGAAAGGCACAGCTAACCGCAGGCCGATTGAAAGAGAAACTCTTGATGCCGATGCTTTGCTAGATTGGGCAAACTTCTGCGATACAGAAGGCTTTGCTTACAACGCAATCTTTGACAGCAAAAGCACTACGTTAGAGAGCGCAGCCCAAGTTGCTGGTGCTGGACTCGCGTCTTGGGCGTTTAACCCAGACTCGAAAGTATCAGTTATACGAGATGTAGTGCAGTCTGTACCTCGCATGGTAATCAGTCCACGCAACAGCTTTGATTTCAGCTTTGAGACAAATGCTGTAGAGATTCCAGAGGCGCTTCGAGTTAGATTTGTCAGCGATCAGACATTTGAGAATGCTGAACGTCTGGTCTTCGACGATGGCTTTGACGAAAGCAATGCAACTAAGTTTGAGACAATACAGGCTAAAGGTGTAACTGATCCTGACCAAGCTCACAGATATGGACGTTATCACCTTGCTCAACAAAGGCTGCGCCCAGAAAGATTTAATTTTAAACAGGACATCCAGCACCTTCGCTACCAGCGCGGCGACCTTCTTACTATACAGCACGATGTTATTTTAGTCGGATTAGCTGCTGCTCGTATTAAATCAGTTGAGTCTGATGTTGAAATTACTGTCGATGAAGTTCTGCCAATGGAGGCAGGCAAGTCTTACGGCATAAAAATACAGAAGTCTAGCGGTCAGCTTAGCACTGTTGGCGTTCTTAATGATGCGCCCGGAACAAAATCGCTTGTGCTCGATAGTGCGGTTTCTGGTGTTGCTCCTGATGACTTGATTATTTTTGGAGAGTTAGGCAAAGAAAGCATCGATGTTAAAGTGACTGAGATTCAGCCACAGGGAGATTTTCAGGCACAGATCACAACTGTCCCTGCTGCTCCGGGTGCATTACAGGCCATTGACGGTGCTATTCCGGCTTATGATCCAGCGATTACTGAACCTGTTGACGCAGACCGCGTTCCTCCAGAACAACCAGAAGTAAACGACCCCTCTATCCGAGGAACTGCAACCACAATCAGCAGTTTTACTAGAGATGGAGAAGGTTCACCGACAACAACAGTTTTTGTTAGCGTCAGCAACTCTGGCCGATTCGGTTCTAATCAAGAAAATCAGTTGCGCTATAGAGAGATAGGGACTCAGCCTTATGAACTGACAGAGCTTCAATCTAGCTCAGTATTTAAAGTAGAAGGGCTGAATGTAGGAACTACCTACGAGTTTCAGGCTCGTGGAGTTAAAGGCGAGCGTTTCAGCGATTGGTCTTCTACAGTACAAATAGCAATCGAAGACGAACAAGCCCTATCTCCTGCAAAACCAACAATCACTGCCCTAGCTCAGCTTGACGAACAACTGCCGCCAATCGGTACTGTACAAAGCTATATAGTTGTTTCCTATCAGCTCGGTTCTGGCGGTGCGACCCCATCAATAGTTGAGCTTGAGTACGAAAGTGCGACAAACTCTCCTTTAAAACAGACCTTTGACGCTGAGGCTGGGACTGTAAGGGTACCAGTTAACACTTACGGAGAAACCTTTTCTTTCAAGGTTCGCACTAAATCAGTGCACGGCTACTTTAGTGAGTTTAGTGATGTAAGCACATTTACCCCATCTGACCCTAACGTAACTAACGCTGACCTGATCCAATTCATCAGCAACGACATCTCTGAGTCGCAGCTTACCCAAGACCTTAATACGAGACTTGATGACTTTGGCCTTGAGATTACAGAGCTTGAGGATCAGTTCACGGTCAAGATTGATAACAACGGCGCAGTAGCTGGCTTCGGTCTCGCGAATGAGGCTACGGACGATACTGGAGCATCATTCTCGGAGTTCTACGTTAACGCAGACCGTTTTGCAATTTTGCCCCAAGGTGGGACTATCGGATCAGATGATGTTGCACCATTCATCGTCCAGAATAACCAAGTGTTCATAGATGATGCGGTTATAGCAGATGGTTCTATTGACAACGCTAAGATTGCTGACGCATCGATCTCTACGGCAAAGATAGAAGACTTAGCAGTAGAATCAGCTAAAATAAAAGATGGATCGATCTCTACTGTCAAGATACAAGATGCCGCTATAGAAACTGCGAAGATAGGCAATGCGGCAGTTAAGACTCTAAAGATAGCAGAAAACTCTGTCACAGTCCCACTTTACGTTTCTAGCGGTGGGTCATCAGCCAGCGGCTCTTTGTTTGTTCCTGAAGATGCACTCTTTGAAGTTGTTTTCGGTGGAGACATTGCTCAAGGTGCAACAGGCGCCGCTTCAAACAGAGAAGTCAACTTATTCGTTGATGGAGTATTCAGAGGCCGATGCGGGGCACCTTATTCGTCAAACGGATTTACAAGTATATGCAGAAGTTTTGGGGTCAACTTGATTTCAGGTAACCATAGTATTTCAGTTTCAGGCAGCTCTTTTGCATCCAATGTTTTTGCAAGCGCTCAAGCGGTAATGAGGTAAAAAGATGGTTCGATACTTGAGCTTTGATTCGGATGGCAAGTGCCAACAAGAAGGGGTTTGCCAAGCCAGCATTGTTGACCAGCAAAGACCTGATCTTACTAGCGTAGTCTCTGATGTCCCCATGAATAGGGCTTACATGAAAAACGGCGCTGTTTTTCAAATGCCAGAACCTCCAGACGAGAACCATACTTTTAACATCGAAACAGAATCTTGGGAAGTCGATTTAAAAATAGCTGAAGAGACTCTTAGGTCAGAAATAAAGTCTTTGCTTTCTCAATCAGACTGGACTCAGCTTCCAGATACCGAAGTTGACAAAGAGGCATGGGCAGTTTATCGAAAAGAACTAAGACATTTGCTAGAGGACACATCAGACCCCTTAAATGTTGTCTGGCCTACAAAGCCGAAGGACTAGGGAAAATAAATGCCAAGTAAAGCATACACATCCGCAGGAAGCACTTTATCTGTATCAACAGATGTACCAGAAGAGGCTACTCTTGATAATTTTGACCTCCTGCTTTACACAAAGATTGGCGATGTTTCAGACATCGGTGACTTTGGTGAAGAAAAAGAGATACTCAGTTACTACGAAATGCGGAGTAACAGGCAAAAGAAGAGTGTAGGAAAGACATCTTTTGGCAATATGACATTCACTATGGCAAACATCAGAGACGATAACGGCCAAACTGTACTGCAAGATATTTTTAGAAATGGCACAGAGGCCAGCTTTGAAGTCTCTGTCAGAGAGCCACATTTTTACTATTTCACTGGCATTGTGACTAATTACTCAGTCAATATCGGTGGCCCAGATCAGATTGTTTCTGCTTCTATCACGTTGGAACTTACTAGCGACGTGATTGTAGACGAAGACATTATAAACATTTAGCCGCGAGGTAAGAGATGACAACAACCACCACAGTAGTAGGCAAAGTAAAAGCACCAGACGGCACTGTCGTTGAGGGTGCTGAAATCCTTGCTCGCCTGAACGGCTTTGACTATGACGAAGAGTTCGGGTATATCACCAGCCGTCGAATCAGTACGACCACTGACGCGAACGGTGAGTTCTCTTTTGAGTTATGGCCTAACACTCGCGGGACAGAGGGGACAATCTATCGAATTGTTATTAACTCTCCGGTAAATGGTGTTTCAACTAACTTCACTGCCACTATCCCAGAGCAAGCACAAGTAGAGCTAAACGATGCCGCTGACTTCTCTCCTGTCCCGCCACTTTCAGATGCGGAGCAGTTAGTCAATGATGCTAAAGCATTTAAAGATAAGGCCAAAGCGTTCGCAACTGAAGCAGAAGACGTTGAGGTAGAGCCGGGGCTTTTCTCTGCACTACATTATTCAGCAAAGGCAGAGGATTCTGCTACTGCTGCTTCTACTTCAGAGTCTAACGCGGCATCAAGCGAATCTGCTGCTTCTACTAGCGCCTCTAACGCGGCTACATCGGAGTCTAATGCCGCTTCTAGCGCTTCTGCTGCTGCCACAAGTGAGACGAACGCGCAGACTGCGGAGACGGGTGCTGTTTCAGCTAAAGATGACGCTGTAGCAGCTAAGAATGCTACTGAGAGTATCTTTGATACCTTTGATGATCGATTCTTGGGGTCATTCTCATCCGCGCCTACTACAGACAACGATGGCAACCCTATTGTTGCTGGCGCAGTGTACTACGATACAACTCAACAAGAGGTGTACTTTTATAACGGTGCAACTTGGGATGCTCCTGCTGCTCAAGCTGAGACATCAGCAACCAATGCCCTAGCATCAGAGAATGCAGCAGCGATTTCAGAAAGTAACGCTGCTACCTCCGAGTCTAATGCGGCTAGCTCAGAAACAGCAGCGGCTAACTCTGCAAGCGCAGCCGCAACTAGTGAGAGCAACGCTGCCATTAGCGAAACTAATGCCGCTAGCAGCGCATCAGCAGCAGCCACATCAGAATCTAATGCCGCTACGTCTGAGAGTAATGCTGCTGCCTCTGCATCTGCGGCTGCTACTAGCGAATCTAACGCTGCCTCTTCTGCTACATCAGCAGCAACTTCTGAGAGTAATGCAGCCACAAGCGAAACCAATGCAGCTAACTCAGCCTCCGCTGCCGCGACTAGCGAGACGAACGCTGCTGACTCGGCTAGTGCCGCCGCAACCTCAGAGAGTAACGCTGCAACCAGCGCGCAAAATGCAGCAAATAGCTTTGACAGTTTCGATGACCGTTATCTAGGTTCTAAAACATCAGAACCTGCAACAGATAACGACGGCGATCCCTTGTTAGAGGGTGCGTTGTACTATGACTCTACCTCTGGTGCTTTGCGGTTTTACGATGGCGCCGCTTGGAATACTATTGCGACTCGATCTGACGCAGAAATTAGGGCTTTGTTCTCTGGCAGTGGAGATATTGTTTATAATTCTTCAACTGGTGATTTCTCTGTCACTACCTACAAGTCCAGCGACTTTGATACAGACTTTGGTAATAAAGACACTGACGATCTAACCGAGGGTACGGGCAACTTATACTACACAGATACTCGGGCTAGAGGCGCTGTATCAGCATCAGGTGATCTGTCTTACAACGCTGCTACTGGTGAATTTTCTTTTACCGAAACGCCTAACTACACAGACTCGGACGTAGATGCACACCTTAGCGGTGGTACGGGTGTTACCTACAGCACAGGCACCATTTCTATTGGTCAGGATGTAGGGACTGGAGCATCAGTATCGTTTTCAGATGTGTCAGCGCAAAACATGTCATCTGACACAATTTCAGCAGGAATTATCACTTCTGGTGCTGATTTGTCTTGGGATTCCTCTGGCGACATCTATACTCGTCAGTCCAATCTTAATGGGAGTGTCACGGCAGTTCATGAAGGCATGAAGCGTTGTCTGCTGCTAGACGATGGCACAGTCAACTACTATCTTGACCCTAATGATTCTACGCTGAAAGAAGACGGTACTGCTGCTGATCTGTCTGGGGCAGATGGCATGGTCATGGTCGAGGTTCCCAAGTTCTACTTCCGCTTTGAGTTTGAAGGCAATAAGCGCATTTGGAAGGTATCTGACCTGCCCATCGCTGGCTATCAGTTACACCCCGCTTTCTTTAAGAACGGTGAGATTGTAGATTACCGGTACATGGGCGCGTATGACGCTTGTGTGTACGATGACTCGGCTTCTACATACATTTCTGGCCTGAACTTAGACGAGAACATCGGCAACGTCGATCTGGCTAACGATAAGCTGGCGTCTGTCTCTGGCATCTACCCGATGGTTGGCCTAGAGCGTGACGAGTTCCGAGCACTAGCGGCTAATCGTGGTGCAGGTTGGCGGCAGCAGGACTTTTGGCTAACCTCTGCTGTGCAACTACTGTACGTTGTAGAGTATGGCGACTTTAATTCACAAGCTAATCTGGGTGACGGTAACGTAAACGGCTCGTTTGTCGGATCAAGCTCAAATCAAAATGACTCGCCTCTTACTATTGCTGGTGCATCTAACGGATTTGGCAGCGCCTCTACCGATGGTAGTCAGCCCTCTGCTGGTGCAAAGCCCGGTACAGCGTATATGTCATATCGTGGCATCGAGAACTTCTATGGGAACTGCTGGGATTTTGTTGACGGGTTCAACATTATTGATCTAGTTCCTTATGTAAATAATGACGACACTACTTTTGCCGACGACACCACCACAAATTACGAGCAGATTGGCGATGCAATGCCATCAAGTAATGGCTTTGTAACAGATATTCAAAATATCGGCGGTGCTTTTATTCCAGCCTCGGTAGGAGGGTCATCTTCCACATTTTTAACAGATGACTTCTTTCAGAACACAGGCAACCGTGTCGCGCTATTTGGCGGTAATGCTGATCTTGGCTCTCAAGGTGGCGCGTTCTATTGGATTGTGGGTGTTGCTTCGTCTGCTGATAGTCGTGATATCGGTGGGCGCTTGTCGTTTTAGGAAAAGAATCTACTGTTGCGGGGCTGCACTGCTACCCCGCTTCATTAGAGGGGGTGCTGTATCACCACCGTGTCACACTATTTGGCAGTAATGCTAATCAAGGCACTGATGCAGGTGCATTCTTATGGAATGTGAATAATGATTCATCTAATGATAATCGTAATATCGGTGGACGCTTGACCGTCGCTAGAAAACTAGAGATACAGACCCCTCACCCCTTGGTGGAATATGTTGCCATAAAAGCCTAGTAGGGCAACCGAAAAGCTTGGCGGGACGGTGCAATAAGTATGAAGAGATACGGAAATCTTTGGGACACAATAACGGACTTTGATAACTTAGTACATGCTCATAAGCAAGCCAGAAGAGGAAAGGCTCACTACAGAGAAGTACAGATGGTCAACTCAGACCTAGAAAACTACATTCGCTGGATACAAGAAGAACTGAAGAACAAGACGTTTAACACCAGCGACTATGAAATTATGGATCGCTGGGATGGCAGGAAGATGAGGGTTATCTACAAACTGCCTTACTTCCCTGATCGCATTGTTCAACATGCTGTAGTCCAAGTCTGTGAGCCTTTTTGGAAATCAAGTTTCATCAGAGATACCTACCAATCCATTGTAGGCCGTGGAACGCACGACGCTAGGAAGAGAGTCGAAAAGTACGTTAAAGGTAATTCCGGATTATATGCTCTGAAGTTTGACATACACAAGTATTACCCTAACGTAAACCACGATATACTGAAAAAAGAGATACGTCGCAGGATAAAATGCCCTCATGCTTTGTGGCTTCTAGATAACATCATAGACAGCGGCGACGGCATACCAATAGGTAATTACACTAGTCAATACTTTGGAAACATATATCTTCACAGGTTTGATTGGTGGGTGAAGCAGGAACTAAAGCTCTACGGATACTTTAGGTATTGTGACGATATAGTTCTTTTGGCTAACTCTTCTTACGAGGCGCACAGGTTAAGAAAACAAATATTCTCAAAGTTAAACTGTGAGTACTGCCTTGACATTAAACCAGATTGGCAGGTGTTCCCAATAGATGACAGGGGTTTAGATTTTGTAGGCTATGTTTTCAAGAGTGATGGAACTAGGCTTAGAAAATCCATAGCAGACGGAATAAAGAACAAAAAGAACAATATCACAAAGTCCCCAAAACAGATGACACATTACCAGATAGCTAACGGTATGGGTTCATATTGGGGGTGGTGCAAGCATGTGCAGGCAAAGCGATATTGGTACGATAATGTGACTCGGCCAGTTTGGAGCAGAGTTGAGCAAAGTAAAGAAGCAATTAAGGAGATTCAAAGATGCGAGTCACTTCTAAAGACAAGCTAGAAGACTACCAAGTAATCGGAAACAAACTTCGCATCCATTGGGATCACGAAGAAGTTACTGTACAGGGTGTTGATGAAGAAGAACCAACAACCCAATGGCAGTGTGAAGAGGCTGTAGTCAAGAAGACTGCTAATCGTGATGAGATTATTGAAGCAGTTATCTGCACTAAATACCCGACATACGGATCAGAAATTGCTGCTATTCGCAACGGCAGCCCTGATGCGGACAACCACTCCGCTCTTCGAGATCAGGCAAAGGTGCTAGCAGATGGCTGGCTCATCTGATAATTTAAGCCCTTGCGTAGACATCTGTACTCTTGATAGTGACTTTGTTTGCATCGGCTGTGGTCGCAGCATAGAAGAGATACTAAAGTGGCAAGAGTATACAATAGAACAACAGACAGCCGTGTTAGATAGGCTGTTCGGTGCAAAGGAAAAGTAACATGGAACCAACACTAATTATCAACGTACTTTTATCTGTTGTCCTCATGGGCATGGGTTGGTGGATGAACACCATCTGGCAAGCAGTTAAGCGTCTCCAGTCGGATATGTCAGAGATGGAGCGCCACGCTACAGAGACGTATGTTCGTCGTGATGATTACCGTGATGATATGGTCGAGGTTAAAGCGCTAATCCGACAGATCCTTTCTAAACTAGATGATAAGGCAGACAGATGATACAGCAACTTCTAGGTGCAGGGTTAGGCAAAGCAGTAGACAACGTACTTGGCCGGTTCTTTGAAGACAAGGATCAAGCTGCTCAGGCTGCTCAAGAGTTGCGCCTTGCCATGCTAGAACACGAACAGACAGCACAGCAAGTTGCTCGTGACGTTGTTGTTTCTGAGGCTAAGTCTGAGCATTGGATTACTTCTGCTTGGCGTC